TGTTACACGATGCGGCAGTAACTACTGGATATTATGTTGACCAGCATATGGCAAACCGAACTCTTAATTAAGGATACTTATGGATAATGGTATGACTTTAGAGGAAATTGCAGTTGCTCTTGGTGTCACTAGGGAGCGAGTAAGACAAATAGAAAGGAAGGCTTTATATAAAATTCAAAAAGAATTACGCAATCGAGGTATTACAAAGTACTCTGACGTAAGCGTAGAGCAAGTAGTGTCAGAAGTAATACGAAGCGGGTCACGACCCAAAGAATAAATAAAGGAGGATGTATGAGCAGTAACCCCAAGAAAGTAATTAAAGAAGATAAATCAGACCCAATCAAATGGGCGCAACCAAGAACCCCTAACCCACATACCATATATAAACCAGCAAACCACCCACGCGAACGTGACTTGGAAACATACCGAAGTACCCCTAGCTTAGTTACAGGAGGTTACCTATGAAAACCCCATACAATACAGGCAAAGTTAAAATTGGCAGTAACTACCACCCCGACTTGCGACCAGCCATTGATGCTGATATGGAATTCTTACAAACGGCATTTATTGGGAATATCTCAAAAATTAAACGACAGCGAGCGGCATGGGCTGTTTATATTAGTACGGTCATCTTCGTCGTATTCGGCATATTTTTATTTACTTAAGGAATCAGATGACAACCAAACCATTCGACCGCATACTGGTCGTGGACTTTGAAACGCGATGGGACAGGGCTACTTATACCCTGTCCAAAATGACTACGGAGGAATATATACGCGATGATAAATTTAAAGCATTTGGTATTGGCTGGAAAGAATACGGCGCTGAGAAACACCATTGGGTTACTCACGACAATCTGCCTTCATGGGTTGATGACGTTGATTGGAGTCGGACGGCGGTTCTTGCGCATAACGCCCAGTTTGATGTGGCGATTCTGTCGTGGGTTTACGGCGCGCGTCCTGCTTTTATTTTTGATTCTCTATCTATGGCTCGCGCTCTTAGGGGTGTGGAAGTCGGAAACAGCCTTGCCAAACTCGCAGAATACTACGAGCTCCCACCAAAAGGGAACGCAGTCTACTCTACCGACGGCTTGGAAGAACTACCACTAAACATAGAAGAAGAGCTGGCACAGTATTGCTTACACGATGTTTACTTGTGTGAAGCGGTGTTTAATTGTTTGAACGAAGAACTAGAAGGAGGGTTTCCAAAAGGTGAGTTAAAGCTTATTGACCTCACATTAAAGATGTTCATTAACCCTGTTCTTGAACTTGATAAGGAGATGTTAAATGAAGCCATTGCTGATGAGCGTGCAAAGCGCGAGGCGATCCTTTCAAAAGTTAACGTTGATGAAACGGCGTTGGCTAGTAACGATCAGTTTGCTCAAGTGCTTACAACACTTGGGGTATCCCCGCCAACTAAAATTAGCAAGACGACTGGCAAAGAAGCTTACGCTTTCGCTAAAACGGATGCCCTCTTCCAAGCGTTGCTTAATTCAGACAACGAAGACATATCGCTTATATGTGAAGCGCGCCTTAAAGTTAAGTCGACACTTGAGCGAACGAGAGCGCAGAGGTTCGTCGATATTTCAGAAAGAGGTACGCTACCTGTCCCGCTCAATTACTACGGCGCCCACACCGGTCGTTGGTCGGCGTCCAAAGGCTCGGGGCTTAATCTTCAGAACCTCAAGCGGGGCTCTTTCTTACGCAAAGCTATTCAAGCTCCGAAAGGTTATACCCTTGTGGTCTGCGATTTATCCCAAATCGAACCTCGCGTTCTCGCGTATCTCGCGGACTATGATGCTCTCCTTGGTATCTTCTCCTCGGGTCAGGATGCGTATGCGGCGTTCGGTGCGCAGATGTTCGGAATCCCAACCCTCAGTAAAGAGACACACCCCGACCTACGACAGTCGGCTAAGTCTGCCCTACTCGGTTGCGGGTACGGAATGGGGTGGGCTTCATTCTCTGCCCAACTACTCACAGGCTTTCTAGGTGCACCCCCTACTATGTACGATAAAGCATTTGCTAAACAGCTCGGTGTTACTGTCCAAGACATGCAAGACTTCATCGGGTGGGAGAAAAACCTTGAGAAGATGCGCGAGATCCCGCACACTTGTACAGAGGATGAGTTGCTTGTTCATTGCGTTGCAGCAAAGAAGATTATTGATATCTATCGAAGCACAGCCCAACCAGTAGTATCCTTTTGGCAGTTGTGTAGCGACTCTATTTTAACTTGCTTATCTAGGGGTAAAGAGTACGCATACAAGTGCATTACATTTAAGAAGGAAGGCATTGAACTGCCAAGCGGTCTGTCGATTCGTTACCCAAACCTTGAAGGACATGCCGATAACAAAGGCAGAATCCAATGGCAGTATGGTGGTGATGACAAGAACAAACCTAAGCGGTTATATGGTGGTAAAATTGTAGAAAATATTGTGCAAGCAGTAGCACGATGCGTCATGACGGATGGTATGCTACGGATACAAAAGAAGTATCCGTGTGTATTAACTGTGCATGATGAAGTTGTAGTACTAGTTCCCGAATCAGAAGCCGAAGAAGCAGAGATTTGGGTACACGCGCAGATGGTTGCAGATCCTAAATATATGTCAGGAATCCCTCTTGACGCTGAGACCGGCTGTGCCAAACGATATGGAGAAGCGAAGTGAAAAAGAAATATGCAGTACCAAAGGTAATAACAATAGGCAAAACCAAAATCAAAGTAGAGCTATACGATAGTGTGTTTGTCGGTAGGGATGAGTGCCGAGGCGCATATAACTACAGTAACCACACTATATCCATTGCTAAGCAGGCGGCATCGCGGCAACATAATACCTTATGGCATGAGATTACCCATGCTATTTTGTACGACATGGGCGAGTCCAAGCTTAACCGCAACGAAAAGTTTGTTAGTGGGTTTGCCGACCGTCTTGAACAAGCCATACGAACAGCAAAATTTTAATGGATAAAATTAAGTGGAGCCATTCAGGGCTCAAAGATTACGAAGGTTGTGCTAGGCGGTATCACGAAATCAAGGTACTTAAAAATTACCCATTCACAGATACCGTCCACACTATCTATGGTAAACAGGTTCATGAATCAGCCGAGCATTATATAAAGGATGGTAAACCCTTACCCCCTGAGCATGAGTTCATGAAGCCTATCTTGGATAGCCTGCTTAAGAAAGAAGGACGTAAACTTGCCGAGTATGAGATGGGGGTTAGGGAAGACCTGTCCCCATGTGATTTCAAGGCAGACGATGTTTGGGTGCGTGGTATTGCCGATTTGCTTATCATTGATGACGACGGTTTAAAGGCTTGGGTCATCGACTATAAGACAGGCAACGACAAGTATCCTGATAAAGACCAGCTAATCTTGATGTCTTTGATGGTGTTTGCGCACTTTCCCCACATCAGGCAGGTTAATTCAGCCCTGTTATTTGTAGTGAAAGGAAGCGCAGTTAAGCATAAAATGATGCTAGAAGATAAAGAATTTCATTGGTGGCGCTACCGCGAACGGGTTGCAAAGCTTAACGCCAGCTACGCTAATGATGTTTGGAATCCTACTAGTACCCCGCTATGTGGCTGGTGTCCTGTAAAAAGCTGTGAGTTTCACCGCAAACGTTATTAAGAAAGATTTATATGACTTACAAAAGAGATTACAAAGCCGAGTATGCAAACTACGATGGCACAGAAGCAGTAAAAAAGAAACGCGCCCAACGCAACAAAGCAAGACGTATGCTTGAGCGTGAAGGTGTAGTTCATAAAGGTGACGGCAAGGATGTAGACCATACCAAGCCGTTGAGTAAAGGTGGTAAGACGGTACGTAGCAACCTCAAAGTAAAGAGCGCAAGCGCTAATAGAAGTTATGCAAGAAAATCAGATGGCTCTATCAAATAAGGAGGAATGATGCCAAACGAAGAAGTAGTAAACATCCCGCATTATGATGATTATAGGTATTACAGCGATGATACAGTAGTAGAAGTAAAAGGTATCGGAGATGTAAACAGCACAGTAAAAGGGTCTGGCGCTAGGTACAACAGTAACAAACCGGACATGAGTTTAATACCCCTGTGGACTTTAGAAGATGAAGCTAGGGTATGGGACTACGGCACTAAAAAGTACAACGCGTGGAACTGGGCTAAAGGAATGCCTTGGTCTGTACCTTATGCTTGCGCTATGCGCCACCTAGCTGCATGGCAACGCGGCGAAGAGATAGATCCCGAGTCGGGCCAGCCACATTTAGCGCATGTAATGTGTAATATACGCATGTTAACTTTGTATGCAAAGACATACCCCGAAGGCGATGATCGCCCACCAAAGGAGTACATGGAATGAGCTTCGAAATCATGCAGCATGATGGCATGAAAGTTATTCAATGGTTCTTTAATACAGATGAGCTTATTAAAGCAATGCTTAATAACCCAAAAGACAGGTACTGGAGAATAGGATAAAACATGAGAGACGGCGGTAAAGGCGATACACCACGCCCATTAGGTGTACCCATAGAAATGTTTGATAGTAACTTTGAAACAATTTTTGGGAAGAAAAAACAAATAACATTAAAAGATTACATCGACCAAAAAGAAGAGAGAAACGAAGATGGAAATAATAGAGAACAAAGCTCTAGTATTTAGGACGCGTGACCCCGATAAGTACAGCATAATACCGCGCAGTAAAGTAGTAGGTGAAAATGGTGGCGTGTATGAGATGGCAGTATTTTGGGGGTTAGAAGAAGTAAGAGTATTAAGAAACTTAGGTATAAAAGATTTAGCGTCGCCTATAACAGCACGCTATGAGTGGCCAGGTCGGCACAAACCTTTTGCACACCAAATTGAAACAGCGTCTTTCTTAACACTTAACCCCAAGGCATTTGTATTTAATGACCCAGGAACTGGTAAGACATTAAGCGCTTTATGGGCAGCAGACTACTTAATGCGGTTAAAGAAAGTACGACGCTGTTTAATTTTGTGCCCTCTGTCTATTATGCATGATGCTTGGATGAGTGGTATATCTAGTAGCGTTATTCACAGGTCTGCAATTGTGGCGCACCATTCTCAGGCTAGTCGGCGTATCGAGATGGTTCAGGGTGACTACGAGTTTGTAATCGTCAACTACGACGGGTTAAACTTAATCGCTGAAGAAGTTGCACGCGATGGGCGGTTTGATTTGGTTATAGTAGATGAAGCTAACGCGTACAAGAATGCGTCAACCAAGCGCTGGAAATCGTTGAATAAAATTGTTCGGCCCGATTCATTACTGTGGATGATGACTGGTACACCATCAGCTCAGTCACCGATGGATGCATATGGTTTGGCTAGGCTAGTTAACCCATCCGGTGTTCCTAAGTTTGCTACTGCATGGCGCGACAAAGTAATGAAAAAACTTACTCAGTTTAAATGGGTACCAAAGAACGGGGCAGCTGAGGCTGTGTTTTCTGCATTGCAACCGGCCATTAGGTTTACCAAAGAAGAGTGTACGGACTTACCTCCTGTGCTCACTGAGACCCGCGATATACCACTAACACCCCAGCAGGTCAAGTACTATAAACTTCTTAAAGAGCGTATGGTTATGCAGGCTTCGGGTGAAACCATCACGGCAGTAAATGCGGCGGCTGGCGTTTCTAAGCTTCTGCAGATTTCTGCAGGCGCGGCCTACACCGATGCCCATGAGGTTGTTGAGTTTGACTGTGCCCCCCGACTCCATGTTTTGCTAGAAGTGTTGCAAGAAACCAACAGAAAAGTAATTGTCTTTGCACCGTTTAGGCACAGCATTGAAACCATCCACGAGTTCCTTCTTAAGCACAATATAGGGGCAGAGGTAATTCATGGCGACGTATCAGTTAACAAACGTACCGATATATTTAAGCGGTTTCAAACTGAACCGAATCCGCGTATACTTGTAGTTCAGCCTCAGTCAGCTTCACATGGGGTAACCCTTACCGCCGCGGATACAGTAGTATTTTATGGCCCCGTTATGTCTGTAGAAACCTATCTACAGTGCATCGCTAGAGCAGATCGTATTGGACAGACGAGTACGAATGTTACTGTGATACACTTACAAGGTAGCGATATAGAAAAACGGATGTTTGCACAGTTAGAAAAGCGTGTTGAAGGGCATGACATTCTGCTGAATCTGTATAAGGAGGAGATAGGCGAAATTTAAAAACCCTATATTGGGTTGTATAGCTGTCTGTATTGATGTATAATAATTGACAAAGGAGGAAGTATGTCAGACGAAGCAATCCCGCTAGACAAACTAGCAAAGGTATATCGCAAGATATACGCAAAAGTAAACGAGCTAACAGTTCAGTACGAATCACAGCTCGAGGAACTTAAAACACAACAGGAAGAAATTAAGAATGCCATGAAGGATCAGATGGTGGCACTCGGTCTTCAATCTGTAAAAACAGACGAAGGCACAATCATCCTGTCACAAAAAACACGCTATTACACAGACGACTGGGATTCGTTCAAGACGTTTGTGGTAGAGAACGATGCACTTGATTTGTTTGAGAAACGCATTGCTCAGAAGAATATGGCGATGTTCTTAGAGGAAAATCCTGGCATTGTGCCGATGGGGTTAAACTCTATGTCCGAAGTTTCAGTATCAGTACGTAAACCAACCAAATAAGGAGTATTAAATGGACGACCAATTAGCACAACAACAAGCCGTTGAACAAGCAGCGCGTAATATCATGTTGGAGTTAGACCTTCGCAGGCTGGCTTTAGACACAGCTGCAAAAAGTATGTACGAAGGTAGTGCATACGAAGTAACAGAAACAGCCGAAGTATTCTTACAGTTTTTACAAACAGGCGTGGCAATAACCAAGCCAAATAGCACAGGAGCAGTAACAAATGAGTAAAGAACTTGCAACATTTAACCCCGCACAACTACCATCATTTGCTAAGAAGGTAGAACTATCTAGCCTTGCCCGTAGCTTAGCTGGTGGAGGCGGAACTAGCGTCAAACGTATTTCCATCAAAGGCGGTGTATTCCGTTTGCTAGCAGGTAGCGAAGAGATTGCTTCTATTGATGATCGCCATCTTGATGTAGTTGTTGTTCAAGCCGCATCTAAAATCAGCCGTACATTTTATGCGGGTGCATACGAAGAGGGTTCAGCTAAGGGTCCTACTTGCTGGTCAGCCGACGGTGAAAAGCCCGATGCATCTGCTGAAGACCCACAGGCTAGCAATTGCGCATCGTGCCCGCAAAACGCGGCAGGGTCTGGTCAAGGTAATTCACGCGCCTGCCGTTTTAGCCAGCGTTTAGCAGTTGTATTGGCTAACGATGTTGGTGGCGATGTAATGCAGTTGACCCTATCTGCTACATCAATTTTTGGTAAAGAAGAAGGCGACAAGCGTCCATTGCAAGCTTACGCTAGATTCCTAGCGGCACAAAGCATTAGCCCTGAGACTGTGGTTACTCGCTTGCGCTTTGATACTAAAGCGGCGGTACCTAAGTTGTTTTTCCAACCTATGCGCTGGTTATCTGAAGACGAGTACGAAACCGTTAAGGAAAAGAGCGAATCTACTGAAGCTAAGCAAGCTGTTGTACTAAGCTTTGGTATGGGTGGTAATAAGAAGACAGCCCCTGCTCCAGCTTTGGCGGCGCCTAAGGAAGAGGTTGAATCATTTGATGAACCCGAAAAGCGCAAGCCTACAGTTAAACCTTCTGCAGTTCCAAAGAAAAAGACTGGTGACTTAGCTTCTGTTGTTGACGAATGGGATACAGACGACGAGTAAAGTTTTGGGGAGGCTGACACTATTCAGCTCAAGTACTCGAGGACGAACGACTAAAAAGACTGTCTCCCCACCCCTTCACCTAACAAAGAAAAGATTATGGCTTACTCAGAAACGATACGACAGTCCACCGCTAAAGCGGAAAAGACCCTAGGCAATCAGCTGGGTCGTTGGGCTATTAAATTAAATTTTCCTGTGATACAGATTTCACAATACACAGGCGCAACAAGACAGACGGTTTATAACTGGTTCTCAGGAACCGAAGTTACTCCGTCATACAGAGCAAGCGTGACCAATTTATTACGCATACTACAAACAAGCAGTACCGTTGAAGAGGCAATGAAACAATGCAAGCAGAAAAAATAGAACAAGTAGTAATTACACCACAAGCACTAACCGATAAAGAATTAATTCGCTTTGCCGAACGCTATCTTGACACAGGCATGCCGTTAACTTTTCAGAAAGAACTTTTAAAAAGATTTGACAAACGCATTAACGGCTAACCCAAGGAGCATTTATGAAGTCGCAGGAATTCCTAGCGACTGTGCTTCCGTCTTCGGGTAAGTATTGCGCCTGCGAACTGAGCACAGCAAAAAAAGAGCACGTATTTGTTGATACGATTGATGAGCTGTATAGCAATGCTACACACTTTAGCGGTGAAGGACTTAACGCGTTCTATGCGCTAGCATCATTCAACACAAGTGGCAAGCGTTTAGCTACAAATGCAGTAAAAATAAAATCTTTATTCTTGGATATTGATTGTGGCGAAGGAAAGGATTATCCTAGTAAACAGGCGGCAGCAGCGGCATTGGATATCTTTTTGTCTTCAACATCGTTGTACGACTTAGGTCAGCCTTACATTGTATCTAGTGGCGGCGGACTTCACGTCTACTGGCCTTTTACTGAAGAAGTAGATATCGCTACATGGAAACCAGTAGCAGAGAATCTTAAGCGCCTATGCAAAAAGGAAGGCTTAAATATTGACGCTATGGTTACAGGCGATGCCGCTAGAGTATTGCGTGTGCCTGATACACACAACTACAAGCAGGAAAAACCTAGAGCAGTTGTCATTAAAGTTGAGGGTACAACCTTTGATTTTGGGGTTTTGTCTACGGTCATCAAAGATAAGGTAGGGGAAGATTCCCACGAACTATTGCCAAAATTTGACCTTCCAGGAAAACGTCCAGACTTAAAAGGCGCAGCTTCAAGCGTCAAGATGGTGGAGAACAGCATCACGTTCTTTAAAAACCTCGCACCAAAATGTAAACAGGTTCAGCACTACATAGACCACGCTAAAGACGATGGCATGGAACCTTTGTGGCGGGGTATCCTCAGCATAGCTAAGTATTGCGATGATGGTGAAGAGGAAGGCCAAGCTTTATCAGCTATGCACCCATACGATATGGATCGTCACAATACCAAGTGGCACCAAATCAAAGGGCCTTATAGTTGCTTAAAACTTGATGAGGCAAACCCTGGGGTTTGTAAAGGTTGCCCACACTTTGGAAAGATTACTAACCCCTTAGCTTTGGGTCGTGAAATTAAAGTTGACAATAAGCCAAAGGAAATCATTCTTGAAACCAAAGCAGCTACCGATACTAAACCAGCTGAGCAGGTAATGATTACGCGCCCAATTCCGCCACGTGGATTTAGCTACGGCGCTAGTGGTGGTATTTTCGTTGACAAAATGGTTGAGGAAGCTGAAGGCGGGGAGAAATCCAAGAAGCAAGTAATGATTCTGCCTTACGATTTGTTTGTGGTTGACATACTAGATAACGGAGACGAGCATTTGGTTCACATGATAGCTTGCCGCCCTAGCAACACAATCGACATTATCATGCCGCAAAAATCGGTAGTAAGTAAGGATGAGACGGTTAAGATGCTGGCTAGCCATAACATCATTGCAGTCTATGGAAAAGGTAATGACGTTAACCTATACGAGTATGTCAGGGGCTGTGTAGAGTACGCCAGTTCTAATAAGGTAGCCGTCAGGGTTCCGCATAGTTGTGGTTGGCAAGAAGACCATTCATTTGTTTATGATAGCCACATTTTCTTCCCAAATGGGCAAGAGCTTTATGTTCCAACCCCTAGTATGGCTAACGTCAACTACGCTACTAAACCAATGGGCACTATTGAGGAATGGAAAAAAGTACTCAATATGTACATTGCCAAGGAGTTGTGGGAGATTGTCACTATGGGTATGGTCGGGCCTGCTTCAATTCTTATGCACTTCTCGGGCTTTAGGGGCGTTGTTTACCACCTCGGATCTTCGGGTTCAGGGCGTGGTAAGTCGCTTGCCCTAGCCCTTGCAGCTAGTTTTTGGGGTCATCCAGAGCTCTACAGGGTCACGCAATCAACTTCAGCAGTAGCTGCACAGCAAAGACAGGGCTTACTGAACAGCCTACCGCTTGTTATGGACGAAATTACCAACAAGAACCGCGAGTCATTTGAGTGGCTGCCTCAGTTCTTACTAGACTTAACGCAAGGTAAGGGCAAAGAGCGCATGGAACAAGGAGCCAATAAGGAACGGCTCAACACAACTGTTTGGAACTTGATGGTGTTGTTTTCAAGCAACACTCATATTTATGATTTCTTATCAGGTGGTCGCAAACACACTTCCCAAGCTGAAATGCTTCGTATGTTAGAGGTTAAACCAGCCAAGGAAGTACAGTGGGCGTCATCAACCGAGAGCAGTACAGTTGACATTCTTAAATCAAATTACGGTGTCGTAGGTCGTGAATTGATTCGCTGGATTGTTAGAAATAGGCTTACAGCCATAAAGGTATACAACGAGACCCGTGAGAAGTTAAAAGCGGAATTTAATTCATCAGATGATGAGCGTTATTGGACTGCTGGTAATGCCGCCATCGTAGCTATAGTGATACTTATGGGAAAAAAATACGCAAACATTATTGATGTTCCAATTAGGCCAATCATAGAAACCCTTCGCGGTATGGTTAATGAAGCGAGAGCCGCAGTACGTGGCAACCGCCGAACTGCTGAAGATGTTCTTAATGCCTACACCCGTGAGTGCTATGGTAAATTTGTTGTGGTTAAAGCCATTGACGGTATTACTAAGGCAACCTTGGGCGGGCATAATGAGATTGACCAGTCGCTAACTAGGTCAGATGTAGCCGGAAGGGTTGAGCATGAAATGACCCCGGGCCATGTTGATTACTACATTGAAGAGCAACTTCTTAAACAGCACTGTTCTACTATGAGTTACGGATACTCCGACTTAAAGAAAGAGCTTGAGTCTTTGCCTAATTACAAGATTGGGTACATGCGCAAAGATATGCTGGCTAAGACTAGGGGCCCGTCAATGCGAGTTAACGTAATTAAAATCACACGCCCATTGGTGATAAGTGAGGAAGATTAAGGTGCATTACCCGTGGTTAGAAGTCCCTGCGCATGGGGGCTTCTTTGTTCCTACATTAAAATTTGAGGAGGTAAGGGTAAACGGTTTAAAAGCCGCCCTTTACCACCGCGTTCAAGCCAAAGCTGAAATAGGACGTAAGGACGGCAAGATTGGCGTTTGGTTTATTCGCGTGCGCTAAGGAATGCTTTGGATATTTCTATCTTAGCTTCTTTAATTTGATCTAACATCTCACGTTTTTCAGCGCCATTGATACCAGTCATAGAACGAACAGCGCGTTCTTGTTTAGCCAATTCACCCATTTGCTTTCTAAAGTTACCTGAGAAAGTAGCCATACCAATTAAATCAGCTTCTTTAGTCAAGAACGCGTCAGCTTCTTCATCTCTACCGCTTTCAACATAGTTTTTAAACGTTCTGTCCGCTTGAATTACATCTTGCATTTGCTGGTAAGCTTTATCGATAAGACCATTTGCGTCTTTAGGCTGGAAGAATGCTCCAATAACTGGAGTTGTACTGCTGAGTGCGCCACGGCCTTCAGGAGCTTCTGCAC